GCTACTGGAACAATAGCCAGGGAAGCTGGCGATGCGTCTAATATACACAGAGTCTTTGACGTAACAACAGAATCAGGAAGACAAGAGGCAGCAGATCATTTTATTAAACAACTAAAAAGATATAACGCAGACGGAGAAATTCACGCCGGATATAACTCATTAGCTTTTGACATACCAAAATACGCTCAAACACTAAGATCTATTCCTGAATTTATGGATGCAGGAGGCGACGCTCTATTAAAACAATTTGAATCAAAGACCGCAACTGGAGCAGCTATTGATGTTCTTGGACTAGTAAGAGAACACTTGGCCAACCAAACAGCTGCAACTATATCTTCGGCTACAGTTTCTGTTGAACAAAAAGCAGCAATAGCCACACAGGGCCTGATGTCTCCACAAGCACTACATAGAACAAGAGTTGCTGGTGAAGCTGTGTCTATTAACAGCTTGGAAAATATAATTGAATCAACAAATTTTACAAAACTTCTTGCAGAAGGAACAGCAGATGAGAGAGAACTTTTAGAGATACTAGGAACTAGTCAGGCAGCCCACACTTCTGTTGTTGACACAAGAGTAACTGGAGCTGTACTTAGAAACTTAAAACAAATTACGCGCAATGATTCAATGGATGGGGTTGATTTAACTGGTCTTAGCCCAGAAAGTGCACTCTTAGTTAAGAGAGCTATAAGAAATATTCCTGCGTCTAGAGCTATAACTATGACAACAAATCTTGCTGATGTAAGAACATTGACTTCATCAGTGTTTGACAATTTAATGGAAACAAATGCGCTTAGAGGAGTTGAATTAGATATAGCTGATTTTGGAACAGAGTTTGCAGACCCTGCATTGAGTGGCTTAAGTGGAACTATAAAATTTGATCCAAAAGCACGTTCGTTTAGACTTTTTTCTGGTCCAGAAGCTCTGCCTCAAGATCTTCCCGCTGGTTTTGATGCACCAGCTTATATAAAGCGCGTTCTACAAAGAGAGAGAGCACTGCCAGCTAGTGCAATTTTACCAAACGCTCAAGCTCAAGTTATTTCAACAGGAATAAGTCCAATAAGAGCTGGAAACATAGAAATGACTAACGCCCTAATTAGGGGTACGACAGCAGTTCCATTAATTGATGCAGTAACTCCAGTAATTAACGACGCTAATGAGGCTCAATTTATAGCAGGAATGACAGCTACCAGAACAAACATAGGTTATCCAAATATGCCAGACACTGGATTAATAGACACCTCAATAACTGGATTAATGAGAGGAAGATTAGATGCCATAGGGCTTGATGTTGGGCAGGCATATATGAAATCTGTCTATGATGCTGGAATCGGTTCTGCATCTATTAACCCAGAAATTAGATCTGCATTTGTTACTTTATCAGAACTGTCATCAGCGCAAGGTGCCAGAAATAAACCACTAATTGCGCAAGCTTTAGGCGTAGCAGTAGATGATGCAAGAGTTTCGATCTTGTCAGATAGATTAAGTGACACAATGAAATTTTTTGGAGATACAGGAATATTTCACGCTGGAACTCAAAAAAGATTAGTTGCAAATGAGAGCGTATTGTTACTGCCATCTTCAGTTTTGCCAAAAATACAAACTCTAAATGCACGAGGCCAAAGAGTCAGTATGTTGGATGAATCGGTTATTGGATTAAAGTCTCATTCTGTAAGATTATCTGTAGCAACTAGAAGAATTGAAGAACTAAATCCAACTGTAAACTTGGTACTTGGTGGAGAAGTGGTTAGAGGAACTGGAGCATTAGAAAAAAGAAGAGCTTTAGTAGAAGCAGAATCAATTTTTGATACTTTATCTGAACAGTTTAAAACAATAAAAACACCAAAAGCTATGGTTGAAGCTGGATTAGCAGAAACTGAAGATCAAGCTTTGGGGCTTCTAGTTCAGTTTGGAGAAGAACAACGTAAAACAACTATAGAAAGTTTATCTCAAACAATACAAAGATCAGGAATTGGTTTTGGATCAATACTTCCAGAAGAAGGGTCTCAAAGTATTGCAGATGTAATAAATACTGTTGCAGAAGGGGTGGATTCAGATACTGTAGCTTCCCAAAAAGGTTTTCAATACTCAATTGCAAATATCTCTGAAGAAGGCGTAACACTGGCCCCTAAAGTGTCCGATGATGCCCTAAGGGAGGCAAGAAGATTGGGAACAAGTGTTGGAGAAGATTTGGTAACTAGAAGTACTGCAACCTCACAACTAGGTTTATTACAAGCTGGAATTAGAAGAGCCAACGAAGAGCCAAAGTTCTTGGATAGACTAAAGACAGCATATGAGGGAGCTGGTTCAGGCAGGAATCAAGATCTATTAGAAAGATTAAAAGTAATTAAACCAAGAGTATATAAATCAGTAGGAGCTGTAGCTGCGCTAAGTGCTGGTTACTATTTAGCTACAAGGAAAGCTAAATCAGATCCAATAGATGAAGTTATGGAACAGCAGCCATTGGAACAAGAGGGTCCAATGTCAATAAGTGACTTTAATAGAGTAGATCAAGCAATGGCTAGGCAAACTTCATCAAGAAGAGATCCTCTTGTAACAGCTGGAGTTGTTGGTAATTTAGATAGAAATAAAATAGGCCATACCCAAATGGGCGCAAATAAATATAATCACTTATACGGAGCATAGATATGTCAATTCTTAATCGAGCAGGAAGATTAGTAAGTCAAGCCTCTGGATTTAGTGGTATGGGCACAGCTGGAAAAGTTGGCGTAGGCGCTCTATTGGCTGGCATGGGAATAAAAGGAATGTATGATCAAGTAGCTCCAGCTGCAATAGATGCAAGCATGGATGTTGCTTTTGGTGATCCACAAGCAGACCAAAAAGTAATAGGAACTGATCTAACTCCCTCAATGATGTATGGTGCGTCAGGATTGCCAGGATCAACTGTCGCAAGAAGACTGTTTCCATCTAATGCTATAAGACATGGCGTAAATGTTGGAGGACGAGGAGCATTAATTGGAGCACCAATGGTAGGTGCAGGTATTGGTGGTTTTGGTGCAGCTTTGCTTGGTAAAAAATTAGGCCTCAAGGGCAAGGGGTTAGCTGCCGCTTCTGCAGCCGGAGCATTCATTGGTGGAGGAGCAGGATTAGCCGGAGGAGTTGCTGGTCCGATTAATACAGCAAGGGCTAACCAACAAATAATGAGTCAATCACCATTTTATAATCAGTCAGCTTTAAATGCAGAAAGATTAAATGCAAGCGGAAACATAGTTTTAGGTATGCATAATCAGAGGAGGGGCTAATGTCTGACATGGGTATGAACCCAGGTGCACAGCAGCCACCAGATCTAAGTAGTCCTTACGACTTTGCTATGTTCACGCCTGGAGTCATGCAGGCTGCATTAATTAACTCTAGGCGCTATGGAAATACAATGCTTAGAGGTGGTTTTCACGACGTTACTGGTGTTGGTAATGCCCGTCAAATAGCTAGAGCTAAAAAGTTTGGTGGAGTTGTAAATGGTCGAATGTATCAACCAGGAGGTCCATCATCATTTTTAGGTGGAGCAAGTAGAAGTCCACACAATATATCACCATTTTTGTCAAGAAGAGCAGCTAGAGCATCAGCAGCTGGTAAAACAGCAAGGGCAAATCCGGGTAGAACTAACATCTTCAACACAAGAGCAGTAAATAGAATGAATAGCGTTGCTGCACTTGGTGGTGGAGATATAAAGGGAGCCTATAATCCTTTTCAAGTTTTTAGTGGTGCAGTAAACTCTATTACTGGAAAGTTATCAAAAAATGAAGGCTTTAGAAAAGCAATGGGGATCGCAGATGATTTTGATCCAAAAACAGATAGAGCATTTAGTGGTGGTGTACTAGGTAGAATAGATACTCTTAACAAACTTTCTGGAATAGAAAAAACAATTGCTGTTGGTGAAGCTAGAGGAGGAGCTAGCGCCTTAAGGGGTAGAGAATTAAAAAGATTCACTAGAGCTCAAGCCCAAAGAGCTAATATAGTAAGTAATATAGGCCAAGTTCAAAGCGCTGCAAACCCAGCAATGAATACAATAGTCAATGGACGAGCAGTCAACGCTGCGGCCACATCTGCAAGAGCAAATGTAAGAGCAATGGCAAGCTTGGCCCCACCTGGAATGATAACAGATGACGCTTTAAGATTAAGCGTAAGAGCAGCTGGAAGAGGCGCAGTTACAGCCGGTAATGCTGCAGCTGTAACTAATGCAGCAGCAGTAGCTGCAAATCCATCTGCTGCAGTTGCCTCCACTATGACTAGAGGATCTTTGAGTAACAGAATAACAACTGCTTATCTCGGAGTGCTAAATGCCGGCGATATGACCAAAGGGCAAAGAGTTATTGCAAAAAGAGTTGCAGGAAGATTGGGCGGAAGAGCTGGAGTTGCTCAATTTATGGATGATTTTGGTACAGCAGGAAAATACGCTGGAAACTTTATTAATAGGGGCCAAGGTGGCGCTAAGATGATGGGAATGGCAGCTCAGTACGCTAGATCTGGTGGAAGTAGAGTAGTTGCAGCAAAAATGGGAGCAATGGGCGCAGTAAGACTTGGTGGTGCAGCATTAGGTCCACTTAACGTGTTATCGACTGGCCAATTGATGTATGATATAGGTAAGGGTATTGGTAAAATGGCAGTTGGTGGAATAAACTTTGCTAAAGATGCCATGAAGTCAATGCAAGGAACTATTAATAAACCAATGTTTGGTACAGGATTTAAAGACAACGAAGTAGCAGCAACTTCAAGAGCTAGAGGTGTTATGGCAATTCAAAATTCAAGACTTAATGCACGAAGCTTACTTGGATCAGAAGCTAGTATGATGGCAGCCCATTTTGGATAACCTATGAACTCCTTGCAAAGTAAAACGATAGCATTTAGAAAGTCATTAGAAAAACTTTCTAGAGAAGATTTAATTGAAATTATTAAAGACCAAGATGTTGAAACATTCAAACAAATAAATAGAATTGAATGGGTATTTAAAAATAAATTAAATCATCTTAATTGGGCTAGCGGTGAACCAATTATGGAAAGACCATTAACAAATAGAGAATTAGCACTTTTGGTTGATGAGCCATTTGAATTAGATCTTGAATTAATGGATTTAGGAATTTCAGCTGAACAACAAAGGCAAATACATATAGCTAAAGATCCATGTGTTTGGGCTAAACAATTTCTTGAAGCAGAAACTAGAGTCTATCAAACTTTGATTCTTCGTGATCCATCAGTAAGAAAAGTTCTTAGAGCTGGTCGTCGTCTTGGTAAAACTTTTAGTATGGCTATTGCACTTATCCACTATAGCTATACGCACAAGGACGGAAGATGTCTTGTTATTGCGCCAATGAAATCACACGTCGAATTAATCTATCAAGAAATTTTAAGACTTGCTTCTAAGAATGAAATTGTTACAAACTCAATAACAAGAAAAGTAACAAGCCCTCAATTTATGATTCAATTTACTAATGGTTCAACTATTAGATTCTTTACGTCAGGTATGCGCTCAGGAGGCAAGTCAGACGTAGCTCGTGGTCAGGAAGCACACATGATCGTGCTAGACGAAATGGATTACATGCACGCAGACGATCTCGACGCACTTTATGCAATGCTTCAGAAAACAGCAGAAGATCAACCAGATAAAGTTTTGATTGGTGCTTCTACTCCAACTGGTAGAAGAGAAAGATTCTGGGAATGGTGCAGAAGCGAAAGATTTAAAGAATTTTGGTTTCCATCGTATTGCAACCCATATTTTTCTAAAGATCAAGAAGATGAATTTAGAGAACAATATTCAGAAATTGGATATAGGCACGAAATTGAAGCTGACTGGGGCGAAGACGCAGAAGGTGTCTATCCTAGAAAATATGTTGACAAAGCATTTATGGAACCAGGTTGGGACT